CGATGAGTTCAAGAACCCAGTGATCTATGGTGCGCTACGTGGTGCCCTCGATGAGCTTTACCAGGTCGAAGATAACGCTGGCAAAGCGTATCGATGGTTCCTGAAAGAGGCCGCTACCCAGGTCAGGTCCGCGTTCAGTATGGACAAAGACGACACGAAGACGGACAAAGATCCTGAGAAGTCGAAGGCAGAAGAGATCTCGAAAGCGATCGACGACAAGCCGCAGGACCCGCCGCCTACGACTCTGGCAGATATTCCTGCAGCTTCTGAAGAAGAGGATGCTGGTAACGATAGGTTCTCGTCCATAGACAAGTTGGACGGAATGGATCTTGAGGCAGCGCTCTCCAAGATGCCGAAAGCAGAAGCCGATAAGTACCTGGATTCAAGGAATTACTAGACTCATGTCGCTCTTCCGAGACGTTGAAATTGGTGGACAGATGGAGGTAGACCTGTCTACCAACCACAAGTTACGGCTCACTGATTCCGACTCTCGGAAGGTCGTCGTGAAGCTCGTATACAAGCGCGGAAACAAATTCGCTCGGTTGGCGATTGACGCACCTGACGATGTGGTAGTTGAAGTTCTACCCCCTGATGGTGTTACACTCGCAGCCGAGGGAGCTTGACCGCTCTATTTTCACCCGTTCGTCGCAAGAGTGACGACAGGCCAACAACAGTTGGAGGTTTGTCACAATGGCACGGACTATCATCGGTCTTAATGACCCTAAAGCCGTCAAGCGTTTCTCGGCGTTCCTGGCGGTCGACACAGCACGAGTGTCGTACTTCAGCAAGAAGTTCATGGGTGTAGGTCCCGAAGCATCCATGCCCATCCAGATGCTCCCGCAACTAGAAAATGATGCTGGCGAGCAGATCACCTTCGATCTTTCCATGCAGCTTCGTCAACAGCCCATCGAGGGTGACGACGTGCAGGAAGGCACCGAAGAGGATCTCAAGTTCTACACCGACAACGTCTACATCGATCAGATGCGCGGTGGTGTGAACTCGGGTGGTCGCATGACGCGTAAGCGGACTATCCACGATCTTCGTCGCGTAGCACGCGCCCGCCAGGCAGAATGGTGGGGCCGCGTATTCGACGAACTGTTCTTCATCTACATCTCGGGCGCTCGCGGCGCAAACACCGAGTACATTTTCCCCACGTCGTACACAGGTTTTGCCAACAACGGCATCACCGCTCCGGACACGGAGCATGTGATGTACGGTGGCGATGCCACTTCGTTCGCAACGATCTCGAACGACGATCAGATTACGACTCTCGAAATCGATCGAGCCATCACGAAAGCCGTGATGATGGGCGGCGGTACGCAAGGAACGCCTCAGATACAACCCATCATGATTGACGGCGAAGAGCATTACGTTCTTCTCATGTCACCATGGCAGGCCTTTGATCTCCGTACCGCGACCGGCGCGTCGAACTGGTTAGAGATCCAGAAGTCAGCAGCGACGGCAGAAGGTCGTAGCTCGCCGATCTTCAAGGGTGGTCTCGGCATGCACAATTCCGTTGTGCTGCACAGCCACAAGGGTGTCATTCGGTTCACGAATGCCGGTGCCGGTGGCGCAGAGCCAGCGGCGCGAGCATTGTTCATGGGCGCTCAGGCGGCAGTTATCGCTTTCGGCTCTCCAGGAACCGGGTTGCGCTTCAACTGGCACGAAGAGACTCGTGACAATGGCAACCAGCTGGTGATCTCGACTTCCTCGATCTTCGGATTGAAGAAAACGAACTTCACCATTGAGGGCACGGCGAAAGACTTCGGCGTGATTGCGATGGACACCTATTCGGCTGATCCAGGCTAAGACCAGGTATCGTTCGTAGCTAGGGTCAACTTCAAGAGGACAGAGACATGGCAACAGTATCTTCAGTAATGGCTTCCAACGCTGGTCCGTCGATTGCGTCGGCTCAAGCTGGTCAGCCAACGGTTCAGCGAGGGAGCTACGAGCTTCTATCGACGGAGGCTGAGGACAACACTCTCAGCATTCGCATGGTGAAGCTCCCGGCTCAGCATCGTATCGTTTCGCTCGTTGTCGAAAACGACGATCTCGATACGGGCGCAGCAGGAACAATCGACATCGGCTTAGAGGACGACATTCAAGATCCTGCCGATACGAGTGATGCGACGTTGTTCGGAGCGGCTGTATCCGTTCAGGCAGCAGCGGTAGTTCGCTACGAGACTCAAGCAGCGCTTGAGTTGCCAGCGGTGAACTACGATCGTTACATTACGATCGACATCGATACGGCAGCTGCGACTGGTATAGCCGCAGGCGTTGCCGCAACGCTGACGACGCGACCTGAACTCGGATCACAGTTCGACGGTTAATCAACCAGCTTTCTTCGGATGGTTGGTCTGTGAGTCGATGGGGGCGTCTTCGCCCCCATCTTTTTATCAACGCACTGGGGAGAAAAGCCAATGCTGATCGAGTGTATTATTCGGAGAGTTCGAAAGGGCGTGCCGGGAAGCACGATCAATTTTCCTGGCGGTAAGAGCTATCGGTTCGAGCCAAACGCCAAACTGACAGACGGAGACGAAGACGCTCACGTCTGTGAGGTCGGCGACAAGGCGCACATCCAACGCCTGCTGTCGATCACCGAAGGTTACAAGATCTACGGTGACGATGGCTCTCCTGCCGTCGAAGCCGAAGAAGAGGAAGAGGTTCAGGTCGAGACCGTTAAGACGCCTGCTGCCGACCTCGATGACGACGATGATCCTACCCTGAAAGTCGACTCCGACGATGACGTCAACGTGTCCATGTGCCGAACCATCGCAGAGATGACGGTCCATGAGGCTAAGGAACAGCTGATAGCTCTGTCCGAAGAGCAGCTGACGACATTGGCTGGCCTGGAAATGGCTGGTCAGAATCGCAGCACTCTGCTTCAGGCTATCGAGGAAGAGCAGGAGGTTCGGCGAGAAGCTGCTGCCTAAGTGACAGATGGCGAATGTTCAGGACATCGTACCTCCGCTGACGCTGGAAGAGCTTGTCACTCTCGCCAGGCAGGACTTGGACGACCTGCCTGGCGACACCGTCACAGATGTCAACTGGAAGAATGACGATACCGGGCTGCTCTGGAAGAACGCAGAGCTAGTCCGGTACGCCAACCACGCGCAGCTAGAGTTCTGTATGCGCCAGCCGATCCTCGATCAAGACACGACGGCTGCCATCACTCAGATCGCCGTGTCCGCGTCGACTGGTGTATACGCGTACAGTCCAAAGATCCTATCCATCAGGCGGCTCAAGTTCGTTGACTCGAACGATGATGAGTGGCCGCTGCTGAAGCGAACCACTCAGTGGATGGATCGTAACCGTCCGGATTGGGATCTCGAAACCAGTCCGGAAGAAGGTCAGGTCGAGATCTACGTTGAAGACACTGATAACCGGACTCTTAGTCTGGTAAGGGTTCCTGAGCTTGCTGGCACGTTGCACATGACAGTCGATCGTATGCCTGCTAACGATCTTCTGTGGCGTCGTCGACATACGGATACGTTAGAGATCGACCGGCACCATCATCTGGATCTGCTCGATTTCATGAAGCATCTTGCGTACTTGAAGAGAGACGCTGAGACGGAAGACAAGCAGCTGGCCAGCGAACATCTCGAAATGTTTAACGCGAAGGTCGGAGAGAGACCGTCAGCTAGACTGATTCGCGTTCGCCGCCAGGAGCGGAACTACAAGCGCCGTGCTGTCGGCCAATACTTCTAGGAGATCCCGATGAGTGTGAAGAAAATCAACGCAGAAGAATGCCGCCAGAAGCTGGTGGACTTGCCGTCGATCGCGACCATCACGACCGTTGACGTCGCCATCACTGGACTCGTAGGTGTTCAGGTCGGTGAGTTATACCTGGTTGCGTTCGATCTCGGCGCGTCTGGCTTGGATGATGGTCTTGGTTATAGCGCCACCGCGTGGGCTACCGACAACGGTGAGATCACCGTGCGCTTCGTCAACCCAACAGCCGGTGCGATTGATCCTGCTGCTGGCGTCGAGATGACATATCTGCAGCTATGAGACAGCTGACAACCATCGAGAAAACCGCATCGTGGTTTCTCAGTGTGGGCGCATGCTTAGGCATGCTCTACACGTTCCTTGTGTGGGCGTGGAGCATGCACAACACAGTCTTAGTGGATACCGTGACTGCAGCGGTAGAGCCTCTGATTGAAAACGATCGCGAAGCTCTGCGCGGCGTCTATGCTCAGCGCATCAATAACTATCGAAAGAAAGAATGCATGGGCGACTTCACTAGCGCAGCTGATCTTGAGGAAGCGATGGCCAAGTATCGAGAGCTTGTCGGTCGCGACATCAGGGACAGAGACTGCGCTACGTTGTAGAGGCATGGTTCCATGGCTCTCCTGTTAGTCGAAGGATTCGAACAGTACGACGACGAAGGCGAAGTTAGTCGAGGCGGCTGGGGTAAGAACAGCAGCCTGATGGGCGTCATCGTTACCGGACGCCATGGATCTGACCAAGCTGC